TCGTAGTGCTGCATCGTGTCGGCGGCCGACATGCCCGAGGTGGCCTTCCAGGACGCCTCGCCGCCGCCGACCCGCATCATCGTCGCGGCGATCTCGACCGGGCCGACGCCCTTGGTGATGTCCTGGCGGAACTTGGCGAACGTCTCGGGGGTTGCGAAGAGTTGGTCCACCTGGGCCTTGGAGACGCCGCCCTCCAGGGCCACGCTCACGCGGCGCTGAAGCTGGTCGAAGGACAAGAGATCGGCGACATCGACCTTTTGGCCGCCCATCCACTGTTCCTTGAACTTGGCGAGGTTCTCCGTGAGCCGCTGTTGTTGACCGGCCAACGCCTGCGGCGACTTCTCCCCCTTCTTGTCGAAGGCGTCCAGGTCCGCCAGGATCGCCTTCATCAGGGTCTTCATCGTGTCCAACCGCTGCTGCTCCTTGGCGGCCTGGTCCGCCAGGGATTGTGCGCGCTTGGCTTGCAGCGTCTCCAACTGCTTCTCGGCCGCGATCTGGTTCTGCACGTTGGTGATGGTGCGCTTCTCGGCCTGCTCGATCTGGAAGGTATCCCCCAATTCCTTGGCCAGGGCCACGCCCTCTTGCTCGAAGGCATCGGCCCGTTTGCGGAGCGCGTCGGCCCGGCTGACATCAATCGCCGTGGTCGCGTTGGCCAGCGTGCTGTTGGCGGCGGCCCGCAACTCCGCCGACCGCTGCAAGTCCATCTGCATCTTGAACTGATCGGAGGCTTGGATACCCTTGTCGAGCCAGCGCTTAAACAGCAGGTCGTCGGCCGAGGCCGACAACTCGGTGCGCCGCTTCTCGGAGTCCTGCATCAGCTTGAGCGCGGTATTGGCGGCGTTGCGATAGGCGGCCACGACCCGCTCCTGCGAGCCGACCATCGACTGCATGACCGCCCGGTCGCTGTCGATGAGCTGCTTGTTCTTGTCCTTCAAGTCGTCAAGGGCCTTGAAGTAGTTCCGCTGGATCGCCGCCGCCCGCTCCTGCCAGCCACGGTTCTCTTCGGACGTCTTCTTCTCCTCCGTCTCGCGGGCCGCGCGCAGTTCCTCTTCCTTGTTCCGCAGGTAGAGTTGGCTGGCCTGGGTCTGCTCGTTGGAGAGCCGGCGGGTCTCGTTGATCGACTGTGCCGTGAAGTAGCTCATGCCGCCCATTGCCACCGCTGCGGCAGTGGCGACGGCCGCCAGCGCCCAGCCGACCGGCCCCAGGGCGATGTGCGTCACCACGGCGGCCCCCGCCAAGAGCACCAGGCCGGCAGCAGCCGCGCCGGCGACGGGGACAATCGCCTGGATCGCGGCCGAGAGATTGTCGGCCCCGCCTACCAGTTGCATTACGGAGGCCAGCGCGTGGGTCAGGCCCGCGCCGAAATCTTGCGTCAGGTCGATCTTGAGCTTGTTGACGGTGCTGGTGAGTTTCTCGGAGTCGGTGCTGGTGAACTGCTTGTAGACCTTATCGAGCGTCTCGGGGGTCGAAAGGGCCATCGCCTTCATGGCGTCTTCGACCTGCTTGGCCCCGGTCTGGGTGAGCCGCAACTCGGCCGTCAAGGCGCGGACGTTGGGCACGTCCTTGGCAATCTTGCTGCCCAGGTTGTCGGCGGCGTCGGCGACCGCCTGCAATGCACCCTGAAAGCCCTTGGCCTGGACCATCTGTTCGCCGGAGGCGTAGCCCAAGTCGTGAATGACCTTCTGCATGTCCTGGGAGGGCTTCAACAGCGCCATCATGGCCCCCCGCAGGCCCGTGGCCGCCTTGTGGGCATCCAGGCCGCCGATGGTCATGCCGACCATCGCGGAGTTGACCTGCTCCAAACCGACGCCCAACTCGGCGGCGATGGGCGTGACCTGCCCCATCACGGCCGACAATTCCTGGCCGCGCACGCGACCCAGTTGAATCGTGGTGAAGAACTTCGCGGCCACCGACTCGGCCTGATCGCTCGACAGGCCGTAGGCGTTCAAGGTGCCGGTTATGAGCAGAATGGCGTCGTGGAAGTCCATCACGCCGACTTTGGCCAGCTTCATCGAAGCGGTCATAATGTCGGTGCGCTGCGCCATCGACGTGAACTGGTTGGAGAGGGTCTGATAAAGGCCCTCGGTGGCCTCCTTCAAGGGAATGTTGAACTGCTTGGCGAACTCGGCGACCTCGCTGGTGAGTTGCGCAAAGCCGCCGCCGATCTGCGGGGCGATGGTCTGGACCTCGGCGATCCGCCGCTGGAACTCGACGGACTGCTCCACGGCCTCGCGCAGGGCGTCCCGAATCTGGCTCATGGCGCGGACGATAAGCTGCGTCATCACCACCCGCGAAAGCGTGCCCCAGGTGACGACGAACTTGCTAGTCTTGTCGTCGGCATCCGCGATGCCCGCCGCGCCGCTGGTGCCGGCGTCCTTGATCTTGCTGCCGGTGTCGGTGGCCGTGGTGCCCACGGTCTTCAGGGCGTCGTTGAGCCGCTGGGTCTCGGCCTCCATGCCGGGCGGGAGCCAGAAACCCGAAGACGCGGAGGCGGTCTGCGCGGTGGGCAGCGATGCGCCGCCAGCCCTGGACATGGCATCGGCCATCTGGCCGGCAGCCGAGGCCATCGCCTTCATCTGCTGGACCGCGCCGTCGGCCTGGCTGTTCCAGCCATCCAGCACGGAGCCGAAGGTCGCAAAGGCCGAGCCGGACGTTTGCAGCGCATCATCCAAGCGCTGAAGCGCGCCCAAGGCGTCTTCGACGCTCAAGCCGAGTTTATTGACGATTTCGTCGGCCATGCTAGAACCCGCCACAACTTGCTAGAACTCGACGTGCTAGGTCTTGACCCGCTCCGCCTTGACGTAAGGCGCGACCGGCAACAGGTCCACCTTGTCCGCAAACGCCAGGAAGGCCCTGGCACCGACCGCCTGGAAGTTGTAAGGGCCTTCCTTAATCAGGCGACCAAAGAGGGTCGGGTCCGGTTCCACATTGGCGTTGTGGTACTCGTTCCAGATGAGCCAGGGCAGCGTCGTGCCGTAAGTAAAGCTGTACTCGCCGGTGTCCTTGTTCGCCGTCAGCGAGCCGTCGCTCTGCGCCTCGCCTTTCCAGGTCCGATCCATCACGGTCGGGGTGATGGGAAGCGAGTAGGAAATGCTGTCGGCCAGTTTTACGAACGTGGCCCGCGATGCCCCGCTCCACACCGGAATCTCCGCCAGGACCGCCTCCAGCCACGCCATGAGGGCCTGGGCGATCATGTCGCTCATGTGTTGGTCCAGTGCGCTACGGTAGGCAGCCACGTCAATGCGCGGTATGGAGAATTGGCCGTTGAACTTCATGGCACCCTTCACGTAGACCGCAGCTCTGAGCAATGCTTGCGGATCGTCCTTGAAGGCTCCCAAACCCGTATTGCACCGATTACACAAGAGGCCACGCACTGCGCCTGTCTTGTGGTCATGGTCAATGCAGAACCAACCCTTCGCATTGGTGCCGGGATCAAGACTTCCACAAATCGCGCACCGACCTCCCTGTTGGCGCAGCATCTTGTCATAATCCACCCTACTCAAACCAAACTTCTTCCGAAGCTGATAATCCCGACAGCACGCCTTGCACCACGGGCCACGCCCCTTTCTTCCAAGTTGCGCCTTATGAAACTCGTGCGCCGGCTTCTGTGCGCCGCACACCTTACAACGATGCAGTGTTTCACCAACGGTCAAGCTCATGTCACTGCTTATCATCTGCCGTTCTCTCCACACGCCCGAAGGGCATCCGTGCCCCGGCTAACTGCGCCTCCCACTCCGCCTCGTCGTGACTGCGCACCTGGTCGAAGGCGATGATGCGGGCCTGGGTCTCCACGCCGCACTCGTCCCAGGAGAGCTTCACGCCGGGCGGCCGGACGCCTAGCCGTTCGCAGGCGTGCCAGATGGCGTACTCGCCGGTTCGGTAGTCGGGCCAGAGAATTCGGGCGGCATGGGAGCTTGACCAGCTAGAAAAGACTCGCGGGCCTTTTGCAGCTTGGCCTCGTCCAGGGCGTTGGCCTCCAGGACCAGCGCCAGCACGCGGTTGCACTCCACCTGGGTCAGGCCGCCGTTTTTCAGGTCGTCCTCCCACTTGGTCCAAGTGCTGGGGTCGGCCTTGTTGGCGGTGTCCCACTCGATCGCGCTGGGCTCCAGAGAGCCGATGACCATGTAGCCCAGCCGCTTCTTGGCCCATTCGCCCAAGACTTGCTGGTAGGTGGGGTCGGTGAGATTGGGAATCCAGCCCTCCTTGGTGAGTTTGCCCGGCGGCTTGGGGTACGGGCAGAGGGCCTCGAATTCGCTCATGTCGGGCAGGCCCTTGGCGCGGAAGACGATCTGCCCGTCACCTCGCGGCAGAACCAAGAGCACTTCGTTGGAAAGCGATTTGGGGTCGATACCGGCAATCTTCATGTTGGCTCCCTGAAAGGAAAGAGAAAGGGGCGGTGCCGGCACCGGTGCCGGCACCGCATATCTGGTCGCGCCTTTTCAGCACACAGACCAGAGAAACCGGCCAGAACGGGCCGGGGAGTCGTCCTATGAACCGAGGCGCGTGACGATGGGCTGGGTGACGTTGCACTTGCCGTTAATGGAGATCGTGGCGTCCTTGAAGTTCACCTCGCGCTGCTCCGAGCGGAAGTCGGGGAAGAGCGTGCTTTCGCTCTCGGCGGTAGAACAGGGCGGAACCTGCTGGACCTCGATGGCCACGGCGTAGGGTTCGCAGGGGTCTTTGGAGTAGGTGATCCACTCCGAGGCCCCGTTGATCCCCTTCAGCGCGTCCATCGGCGTGATCTCCTCGCTGGTGCCGGTGGTGATGAACTCGTACACGCTGTCCCACTTCACGTCCAGCGGCACGTCCTTGCCTTCCTTCACCGTGTCCAGGTTGTCCCGGTCGAGCAGGTAGGTGTAATCGCTCTTCTCGGTGTAAGTGATGTTCCCCTCGCCGATCTTCACTTCGAGTTGCTGCGAGAGGAAAGTGATGGCCGCATCCACGGCATAGGTGCCGGCCCCGAGGGCGGGCGAGAACGCGATGTCCGTCGTCACGTCCGGGTTGGTCCCATCCTGGGTCCGCGCCGTGACGACGTGGACCGTGGCCGCCGTCTCTCCGGCGATGGTGAAACGCGCGCCGATGGGGACCTTTTGGGTTTTTCCGCCAACGGCTGTGGGGATGCTCGTGCTGGACACCTTGCAGCCGGTGTCGCCCACGGCCACCGCCGCCTTGTCCGGCGAGACGGTCTTGTTGCCAAGCGCCGTGCAAGGATAGGTGTCGGGGTGCGCCCCCAACCCGTCCTTGATGTACACGGTACAGTCACGAAGCTCGATGCGTGCCATTTTCGGTATCTCCTCGTTTATTGGTTGGTGAAAAATTCCATCCGGTAGCGGGCGTCCACCATCGACTGCTTAAGCCGGTCGGTCGGATCGACCTGACCAAAGTGCAGAACGCGGATGGCGTCGTTGCGGCCTTGGACCGGCTTGAGGCAGCCGACCAGCGCGTGCTCGTCATCGCCGGGTTGGTTTCCGTACTGATAGACGGCGATGGGTCCATCCATTGCCCCTTGGAATACGCCCATCTTCTGGATAATGGCGTACTGATTCTTCTGCTCTTCGTAGTGGCTGACGAACAGCACGTTCACCACGACTTCGACGTAGAAGTAGTTGTGGCTGGCTTCCCTGGTGAACGGGCCGGTGATGCGGATTTCACAGCGATCCGGTGCCTCCGTGAACTCGGTGGTCCGGTCGTCCAGACCTTCGACAATGGCGGCTATCCCCGCCTCCCGAGCGACTTTCTCCAAGTAGGTGGCCACCGAGGCAAATACCCAGCGCGCCCAATTGGGATTGGTGGACATGGCTCAACCTCCCGCCCCGGCTTGAGCGTCCAGCGCCAGCGCATCGGCGGCCGAGAGATCGACGATCGACCCGGCCACGCCGGGGGACTCGGCCGGCAGTTCCTTGCCGGTTACGAGGTACGCCGCATCGAATTCGTACTCCTCGTAGTTCTCAATGGCGTACTTGCGGCCGTTGTAGCCCACCCAGTCGGTCTTGTGCAGCACGAGATTGGGGCAGTCGCGGCGCTCGATGATGAACAACCGCTGGCCCGTCTCGAAGCCGCCGCCCGCCCCGGTGAGCATCTGCTTGTTCGCGGAGATCAGCGCGACGGTGTGCTTCACTTCGGCGCTAATCTTCACCGGCAAAATGACGGCCCGCTGAATGCGGGTCGCCGTCTTCGTGCGGGCCACCTCGCCGGTCTTCGTGTCCGTTGTCACTACGCCGTTCTGATAAACGACAATGCTGCCGCCGTACTGCCGCTTGAGCGCGTAGAGCACCCGACGAATCTGTTGGCTCAAGCCGTAGCTGGCAGGGTACGTCACGGCGTCAGCCTCGCTTCCGCTGTTCCGCGCAGGTGGGTCGCCACGGGCAATCGAAACGCTCGTCCAGGGCCTTCTCCAATCGCTCCATCATCAAAGTGTTCTGGGCGATCACGTCAGCGCAACGCGCGACAAGAGGCATTAGCACGTTCCGCTGCTCGTCTTCCAACTTCACGATCCGTTTGCTCATGCGGCCCTCGCGGACCCAGCCTTGCCAAAGAAGGAAGGCCATGACCAGGACCAGCGGCCCATACTGCTTGAGTAGGGCGAGCAGGGCCACCCCATCGGCGAACGTGTCGCCTGCTTGGGCAAAGAGTAGAAAATCCATGAGGCATCTCCGTCCGCCCGGAGGCGCTGTTGGTGGTAGAGAGGCCGCCCGCCCAGGCGCTAACCTGGACGGGCGACCTTTACAGTAGCTCGCTACCGACAGGATTAGCCGAGCATGGCCACGCAGGAACCGTGCTGGAGGACCGCCACACCCGCGAGGATGTCGCAGTTCACCACGGTGCCGCCCGCGTTGATGTCGTACTGCATACAGACGCGCATCCCGATGCCGTTGTGGGGGACCACGGCGGCCATCACGCCCATCCGGCTGTCCGGCAGGGCCAGCGGCCGGGTGACGAGGGCCAGGGAGTCCCGATGGAAGGCCAGGTTCATCGAGCCGGTCGGGCCGGGGAACGCCGGGTCGGCGGCGGTGACGGCCAGTTCCAGCGGCCGGTCCAGCGCGACCGCGCAGGTCGTGCCGGCATCCTCCGACTCGATGATGGTGTAGACCTTGCGGCCCGCGCCGGTGCCGAAGGCGAGCAACTGCCCGACTTGCGGGGCCTTGCCGGCGGTGTACCCGCTCAGCGTGAGGGCCTGGCTGTAGCCGGCAACGTAGCTGGCAGCGGCGGCGCACTTCTTATAGTGCGTCACGACCGCCGCATCCGTCACGCCGTACTTCAGCGGCTCGTTGAGCACAATCGCGCCGGTGGTGGCGTCGGCCATCCAGGTCGGCTGGTCGTTGCCGGCCACGTTGACGAACTCACCGGCCGTGCCGGTGATGGTGACGTTCAGCGCCCCGGCATAGCCGGCCGCCTCCGCCCCGGTGAGGGCGAGCGGTTCGCTGTCGGCGCTCGACGGGCAGTTGACGTTCTGGCACATGAAGGTGTCGAAGCCGAGGATCGTACCCAGCGTGGCGGTCGTCAAGGCCGCGCCACCATCGCCGCGCTTCTGGGCGGCGACGAACAGTTCGGTCTTGAGCATCGCGGTTTCCGCCGTGGGGGACATGACCAGCCGGCGGCCGTCCAGCGGGGCCTTGTTGACGTTCAGCACCTCGCGGGCGTCCAGCACGTAGTCCTTGGCATTCGTCTCGTCCAGGCAGCCCAGCCGGCCAATGCGGTTCTGGGGGCCGCCCAGGAAAGCATGGATGCGACCCAAGAGGCAGCGGTCCACGCCACGAGCAATGGACAGCATCGCCGGGTGGAGGTAGATGTCCTTCAACTCCTGGAAGGACTTGCTGCCTTCGCCGTCCCGGATGATGAACGATTCGTAGAACCACTGGTCCAGCGGCACCGGCACGTTGGTGGCCGTGGCGTCCTGGTGGGCCAGCACGGTCCCATCGACTTTGCGGCGGACCTTGAACTCGCCCGGCTTGCGGGTGTTCACCACGTCGCCGAACTTGGCGATCTCGTTCTCGAAATCGCGGTGGACGAGGTTGGCCATGACCATGTTCTCTTCGAGGATGGCCAGACCCTCCTGCGCCCACAACTCGGGGATGTAGGCGTCGAGATTGTTGTCGTAGCAAGCCACGAAAGGCTGGCTGAGGTAGAGACGATTCATCGTTGTTCTCCGAAACTGATGGGTTGATTCCGCTCGAAGGACCAGCGAGTCACGATGACCAGCCGGCTGCCCTAAGCGACATGCACCGACCCCTGAGAGGTTTCTAGCGGCGCTTGGGGGCCAATCCGAGCAATTCAGGGTTCTTCTCCCGGATTTCCCGATACTGCGTGGGCGTGAGCTTCCGCACGTCGATCTTGCCGCCTTGACCCGGCATGAGGCCGCCGGTGGCCGAACCCGATCCGATGCCCGAGACCACGCCGGAGCGGAACATATTGCCCCAAGTGTCCGGGTCGTCCTTCATCTTCTTCACCGCCTCCTCGGGCGTGTACGCCTTGGTCTCCGTCTCGCCGGTGGTCGGATTGACCGTCAGCATCTCGACCATCGGCTTGTACTTGCCGGTCAAGCGGCCGGTCTTGGGGTCCGTCTCCTCCAACATCTTCGTCTGCGAACGCAGTTGGGTGACGATTTGCGAGGGGCTGAACGCCTCGTGCCGGACGGCGGCGTCTTGCAGCGCCCGCTCGATGGTGGAATCGCGGAACAGCGTCTCGAAGAACGACGCCTTCTTTTCCGACTCCTGCAACTTGCCGGCGTAGACCTCTTCGACCTGCTTCTTTTCCAGCAGAAGCTGCTCTTCCTTCGACCGCAGTTGGCCTTGGACCATCTCCAGGTTCGCTTTCAGGGCCTTCCGCTCCTGCTCGGTGAGACTCTGGCTGGCCAGCAAGTCCTGATATTGCTTCTCGGTCTTCTTCAGCGCGTCTTCCAGCTTGCGGCGGTCGGTGGCTACGATCCGGTTGACTTCATCCTGGGTGAACGTCTTGCCGGCGGCGGCAGCGGCGGCAGCGGCAGCGGTGGAAGCGGCGGCGGCATCGGCGGCGGCCTTGTCGGCGGCGGCCTTCGCGGCGTCGTCGTCACCCTCGAAACAAGCGGACCACGGACGGGACAGGTACAGAGACGTGAACATTCGTGCTTCCTCAAACCCGACAGGAAAATCCCAGAGTATCCGCCTATTCGGTATCAGCGGGTCCGGCCCGGCAGTTCGCGCCGGTGAAAGGGAGCCAGGAAACTCGCCTAGCTCATTCGTGACAAATGGAAGGCGTCCGAGTCGCGCAGGAACGGCATCAAGAGCCGCCAGGCGACAGAACTCGGCACCATGTTGATGATGTGCTCGATGGGTAGTTGCGCCCGCTCATAAGTGGTCATGACCGTGCCGTAGCCCATCGCGCTGATGGCCAGATTCTCCAATTCGATCTCCGGGTCTTTGCCGTCCAAGAGGGCGTAGGCGATCTCGTACTCGGCGATGCGGATGGCCTCGGGCACCTCCGTGTCCGTGCCACGGGGAAACTCCAAAGGCTGACTCGCCTCGGCGGCCTGGATAACTGTCGGGTCCACGCCAGACGCATCTAGGTCCGAGGTGCCGCAGACCGTATAAACGCTCGCTTTGACCCCTTTGTAGTTCAGCGCGTCGATGATCCCTCGGGCGGCGATCAGCGCCTTCTCGCGGTCGGCGTCACTGGCAGCCGACCACGCCGTTTCATGGAGGCGCTTTCCGAAGTAGTCATTCGCTTCATCGAGAGTGCCGTAGTACGTGAAGTTAATCGCCATCACGTCACCTCGTTCAACAAGCGATCCACGAGTATCCCTGCCCCGCCGCACCGCCTACCAGGTACACCTTGTTCAACTGGTCCACGTAGATCGGCGGACTGATCTGGCCCGCCGAGAGGATGAAGCCATCGCCGACGTTGGCCACCGTGGTTCCAATCAGGATGATGCCAGTGTTGGCCCCATTGGCGCGGACGACCACGTACTTGTTGACTTCGTCGCCAACGTCTTGGCCCGGCGCGACAATGGCCACCGAGACCACCGCGCCGCCGGCCTGGGCGACCGCCACGGCCACGGCATGGCCCGCGCCCGCAAGGTCCACGTCGGTTGCAACCATCGCCGCCACGGGCTGCCCGGCCAGGACACCCTTGAACTCCACGGTCCAGGGGCCGGCGGCATCGCCGGTGACGCCCACATTGTCGGCCCCTACGGCGGCCAGCGCTGCCAGAGCGGCCTGAACGTCCGCAGCGGCGGCGTTGTAGGCAATGTTCACCGTCGTCTCGGCACCCAGCGAGAGGGTGAAGTGGCCGCCCGTGGCTGTGACTGTCACGGTCTGCTGGGCATCGGCGGCGGTTAGCTTGCTCGCATCGCCGACCATCGCCGGTTGCGGCTGGCCGCCCTGGGCGTTCTTGAAGCTCACCGTCCACGGGCCGCCGGCACTGCCCGACACGGCGACGTTGCCGCTGCCGACCACCGCTTCCAATGCCGTTTGCACGTCGGCCGCCACAGCATTAAGCGCAATCGCGGCCGTCGCCACGCCGTACAAGGCGAGGGTGAAAGTCCCGGCGCTGCCCGCAACCGTCACCGTCTGCTGGGCGTCCCCGCAGCCCAGCCGCACCACGTCGGTGCCGACCGTGCCGCTGCCGGTGCGAAAACTCGGCTGGGACTCACGAACGATCCTCGTTATTAGCATGGCTCATTCTCCCGCAAAGTGGCCTCGGCCGCGTACCGGCGGGGCCGCAGTGCCCTTGAGATCAGTGTTGCGGCTGGCCGCCTTCTCTTCCGCGCCTGCGTTGGGATCGGCGGACAGGTCCGGGATGCCCCGCGCCGCTGGGTCGCTGCCGCCTTTGCCGCCGACTGCGCCTTGGCTCTCGGCAATCAGCTTCAGCCGCTCGGCATGGTCCGTGCGGGCCGCCAGGTACTCGTCGTCGTCGAAGCCCAGGGCCACGGAACCCGTCTTCTCGCCGACCAGTCCCGCTTGGGCCGCCAGGATGATCGTCTGCGGGTCGCCGTTGGTGTAATGAGCGTTGTCGATCTCCTCGTTGATCGCGGCCAGGTCGTCCACGCTCACTTTCCCGCCCAAGAGGGCTTGAACGATCCCTTTGGACAATTCGCGTTTGACCTTGCGGCCGGGGACCGAATTCATCAGCTTCGTCAGGTCGGTCGCCTCCTTGATCCGGTCGGCGTCGGTCTTGAGCGAATAGCGATCCGGGTATTTGATCGTGGCGACTTCGCGCTTCGAGACCACCCGCTCTTCGTAGGCGGCCCAGTGCTCGCAAAGCTGCCGCTCGGCGCTCTCCAGCAACAGGCCGATGTAGCTCAGGCCGGCTTCAAGGCCCTGATTGTCCATGACCTTCGACTCGGCCGAGGCCCGCACCGCCAGGCTCGACACGGCCAGGTTGACCAGTTCGCGGATGTCCCCCTTGAGTCGCTCCTGCAAGTCCAGGCTGGCCCGCAGCGGTTCGGCGGACGGGTTGATGAAGCTCGGCGGGTTCATTCCCTTGTCGTAGGACCGGCCGTGGGTCGCGCCGACCTGGATGTCCGTCTCAGCCGCGCCCTGGCCGCCCGTGGTGGCCGTGCCGTCCGCCGTGGCGGCGTGCTTCAGGTGGGCACCCACCGCCCGCAAGTCCTTCTGCTCGATGTAGAAGGGGAAGTTGCTGCGGAGCGCGTAGCTCACGTCGCTGGAACCGAGGTTGAGTAGTGCGATCTGATGACCACACACGTCTTTGATGAGGCTGTTGCCGATGTCCAGCATCACGAACGGAATGCGGGTCAGTTCCAACTCGACCGCCCCGGCCGGGTTCCCTTGCTGATCGACCGGCGAGCCGGTGATGTCGTAGAACTGCAAGTTGACCTTGCCGGTGTCCGGATTGATCCACAGATAGCGATACCGCTGCACCTGCACGGTCGGCAGGAAGTAGCTCTGGTCGAACTGCATCACCGTATCCCGCAGCAGGACCGCCTGAAACTCCGAGGGGGCCTCTGGCTTCGAGCAGGTCCAGCTCAGGATGTCTTCGATGTCATACCGATAGAGATAGGGCGCGACGTTGCCGGTGTTGGCGAGAGTCGCAGTTCGCGGGACCAATGGGGCATCGACGAAGACGCCCACCCGTCCCATGACAAGCAACTCGGTCAAGACCTTCACGCCGATAAAGGCGTTCATCGTCGCCCCACGCCGGTCTACCCCCAGGTTCAAGCCGTTGACAGCGTTCTGATACGTCTTGCTGCCGCCCTTGCGGGTGATGTCCCGCATCCGCTGATAGATGGCGTTGCGGATGTCGTTGATGGCCGCTCCCGCGAACCTGGGAACTGGCGTTACCTGCTGGCGGGCGTTGAACTCCAACTGGTCTTCCCGCCCGGAGAACTTCTCCAGGTAGATTTGACGGAACTCGTCGCCGCCGTCGTAGGTCAAACGCCACTTGCGCCAATCGGTCATCCCCGACAAGTAGCCGGGATGGCGCGAATCGACCAGATTGATGACTGCACTGTCAGGCATGACTGGTCCTTCTCACGTCACTTTTCCGATGTTCTCGCCGCCGGACGAGATGGGTGCCAACGACAGGCCGATGTCGGCGTAACACAAGGAGTGTGCGAAGTGGTCGGCACCCGTGTTCACGTACTCGGCCGCCAGGTTGCCCAGTTCGTCCTTCTTATAGGTGCGGACCAAGTTTTTTATGTGTTCGCGGTAGGTCAGCGAAATGTCGCGTGGCAAGAGGATTCGCGGTGGATTGCTCTTGAAGCGACCCAGCGTGCAACTCAGCCAATTGGTGCGGTCCACCGTGGCGAAGGGCGCTCCCGTCTCCTCCTCGCTCAAGGTCACTTCCTTGGCAGTCCGTCCTCGCCGGTATCGCGTCAGCCACACGTAGCCGTGAAACTTCTTGGCGAAGCGGCGGGCGTCATTGGTGAACGGGTCCGCGTCCACCACGCAGGCCAAGACCTGCCACTCCCGCATCAACTCGTCCAGATACCCCCATTCCTCACCGGAGAACTTGCCGAACCACAACAGCTTGCCGATGGCCGCCGCATTGATGTCGGTGCCGGGGTGCCTATCGAACAACCAGTCCACGACGGAAATGTAGCCGGTCTTGCCCTGGTCCACGCCCATCGTTATCAAGCGGTCGCCGCCGATCTGCGGCCGGGTGTCGTTGATCGAGTGCCCTTTGATGCAGGCTTCGATCATCGCGTCCGTGACCTGGGCACCCTCACCGATAAACGGCACGCCCAGCTTGCTGCAATGGAACTCCGTGTTCGCCGCCTCGTCGCCGAGTCCGCGATGGTAGGCGATCACCAATTCGCCCGGCGTTACCGTGGACGAGTAAAGTTGGTTGATGCAAAAACCACGCGATTCTTCTGGCGAGACGTTCGGCTCTGTCGCCTGCCACTTGCCGCCGGCCAGGAACTCCGGCTTGGCTTCGTGCTCCAGCTTGTGCTTGCACTCCTTGCACTTGAGGAACGATTCCTTGCAGCGCGGGTCGTTGACCGATTCGCCAATGATCTCCACACAGTCCGGCCAGACCAACTCCGTCCATCGTCTGCAATGCGGACACTCAAAGACAAAATGTTCCTGGGTGCTGGTGAGGTAGAGCTTGTGGATGCCGTACTTCGGCACGGTCGGCGTCGAGATCGCCAGGATGTGTTTCTCGATCTGGCCTGACAGTCGCTCCAGGGCCAGCCATACCGCGTGAATGTCCATTTCGTCCATCTCGTCCAAGACAAGCTCGGACACCGGGATGGACTTCAAGTTGCTGTCGCCACGGCTCCCGCGAATGTAAAGGACGTTCCTGCCGGTTGATTTCAGCCCAACGGTGTTCGTATCGACGAACAGGTCTTTCAAGTAAGGACTGAGCTTCAGTGCGGTGGCGAATCGAGCCTTGGAAAAGTCGCTCGCGTTGATCGCTGTTGGCAGGACGTAAAGAACGTCCCGTTTCGATTGGTCAAGAGTGAAGAAGGCACGATTGATCCCCGTCTCGGTGACGCCCAACTGGGCGGCCTTCATCGCAATCGTCCATGCGGCGTGGCTGTCGTGAATCTCACGGCACCAGGGGTGCCGCACGAAGCTGTAAGGACCGTTGAAGGGTGCCCCCATCACCCGCCGGTGTTCGGACCACCGGCTGCACGACCGCAGGTTCCTGCTCTCTAATCCTTCGCCCAAGGCTTGTCGCAACTCGTCCACAAACTTCATGGGGCGGCGTCATGTTTTAGCGAGGTTGCGTCTCAGGTTCGCGTAGGTCAGCGACAAGTGCGGCTCGCTGGTTGCTTCGGCGTTCGGCCTGGCGCAACCTCATGTTTCGTTCTCGGCGAGGACGGGAGCCGACTGACTCCACGGGCTTCGGTGCCGGTGCCGGCTTCGGCTCGTCGCAGTTGCGGCAGCGGCGGCTCACTGACAACCCCAGCCGTTGCGGATGATCGTCAGGACTTCGTTGGCGTCGTTCGTGCGCAGCGGCTTTCGCCCGCACAGGTAGAAGATGTAGGTCGGCGTGGCCGTGATCTCGTATTTCCTCGCCATCTTTGGGTTTTCGTCCACGTCGTAGACCCGCACATCGACGCCCGCCGCCGCGATCTGGGACACCAGCGGCTTCTGCGCCTGGCAGGGGCCGCACCAGGACGCCGTGAAGACCAACATCACGGGCCGCTCGCAAGGATGGCCAGGCGGCATCGGGGCTTGCGGCTGCTCGCATCCAACGAGCACGCCAAGGACCATCAGGGCGAGGAACGTTCGTCGCTTCATCGCAAGGTTCTCCGATTCTCGGGCGGCTCGCGCCATCGCTGCGGGAGCCGCCGGAGAATCGGCCCCGCGTATGACCGCAGGGCCGACCTCTTTCCTACCGGCCCATGATGCACGTCACCCGAGGTGGGGAGCGGTGCGGCCGGTGTGTTGGCTTACGACTTGGCGGGGGCGGTGGGAGCCGGGGCTGCCACCGTGCTCGGCGCGGCCGCCGAGGCAGCGGTCGGGGCCGGGGTCGCAGTCGGCGCGGCGGCCGGAACCGGGCCAGCGGTCGGGGCACCCTCGATCTCGGCGATCTTGGCCTTAATCAGGGCCAGGCCCTCCGGCGTGGCGAGCTTCCGGTCCAGCACGTTCTCGTAGGTCTGCTCCAATTCCTTCTCGATGGCGTCACTGCCGGACTCGACCAGCTTGGCGACATCGTGGATCTTCTCCACCATGTCCTCCACGTCGCCCACGGCGAAGTCTTCCAACAGGGAGGGCAACAGCTTCAGGCCGTTGTCCCGCAGCTTGGCGGCCAGCACTTGGGCGGCGCGTTTCTTCGCCATCAGCTTGGCGTTCACGTCGAAGAGGCGCTTGCCGACTTCACGACCGACCAGCACGGCGACCACGGCGGCCAGAATCCAGATCACGACGGTGGGGTTCATCTTTTCTTCTCCGGGTTTCGTTGGTGGCCGTCCTGCGACGGCCGAAAGTTCATGGGAAATGCAGACAACGCGACTACTTCACGGGCGGATTCAACTTGGCGTACAGCTTCTTGCCGTAGCCGCCGGCCATGCCTACGATCACGCCGCCAACACACACCAGGGCCAGCGGCCAAAGGGGCGGCTCCGCCTGCACGTCGGGATCGACGTTCGGCGTGCCGCCGTCGTCAATCGGCTGTGGCGCTGGGTCCGGCTGCGGTTGCGGATTCGGCTGCGGATTCGGGCAGGGGCCAGGGCACCGACGCTCCATGTCCCGCCGCCAAGGCAGAATCGGACGAATTCCCTCGGCCGTACTGACCGCGCCTGCCAAGGCACCGTTCAAGCCGGCCGCCGTCATGGGCAGGTACTTCCCGGCCGCTTCGTAGACCACCGTGCCGTCCGCCTTCTGCATCCGCACAGTGGGCAAAGCCTTCACGTTGCCGGCGTAACGGGCTTGGTAGACGGCCGTGTCGCTCGTGACCGGGCAAAACTGGACCTGATCCTTCAGCTTCTTCAGGCTGGCGTTGGTGTCGAACCAGCCCACGATCTCGTTGTAGCGGGAGTCGGTCGCATTGCCAACCACGCTGACGTACCACTTGCTCTGGTCTTGCGGAAGATTGACGACCCGCTCTTCGGCCAGGACACCGTTGACGGTATCGGCGAAGCAGGGCACGACCGCCGCGAACACGGCGAGCAGGCACAGCACACTCAGGAGCAGCTTGTTCATGGTTTCCTCTCTCGTTGCGAAATGTGTTTCGGGGACTATTGTGGAAGCGGAGCCGCCGGGGCGTAGATCGGCGTCACCGCCCATCCGTAACTCGCCTTCCATTCAGCGATCAGCGTCTCTCGCGGAACCCAGATGAATGTCTCGACGTTGTTGTTGTCGAGGATTGCGGCCCACTTCTCATCGAGATGCACCAGGGCGACCATGTGCGCGCCGCCCATGACCGTAATGCCGCACCCGCGCCGTGTGCGGCACGCCCATTCCAGGAATCGCACGTCGCCGTTGGTGACATAGGCGTAACGGATTCCTTCTCGATCGAGCTTCGCGGCCAGGTCTTCCGGCTGCTCGCCGTCGCCGTAGGTCTGCCGCCAGTGGTCGGCCGTCTTCAGCCGGTACTGCCAGCGGAGCAGCGAAATCATGGTGGCGTGAACGCAAGACCCCATGCCCTGGTCGCCGATCCAGTTGCGTTGCCGCAGCACTTCCGGGACGTTGACTGTGGGCCGTTCCTTCTTGGCCGCGTGGTTTGTTGCAGTCTCGGTGACTTCGCAGCCTGCGACCGCAACCAGCAGAGCCAGCGCGAAGAGGGTTCGTTTCAGACCGGATTGAGACATGCAAACTCCCCGAAATGTTTCATTGCGGCCTCGTTATAGGCCCTTGCAGCATCGCGCGGATCATCGAAGTAGCCAAGATGTTGTCTACCACCTTCGCCAATCCGTGCCCGCCATTTTCTTTCCCGTTGCGCCCACACAACGCCGTTGAAACCAGATGTGTTGTTGCACTGACGTTTCTGATTGCCCGCATTCTGGCGGTTTGTTGCGACCCGAAGATTGTTGCGGCAATTGTTCAGACCATCTCCATCAACATGGTCAATCTGCCTTCCCACCGTCTCCAGACCGCACCGCTCAGCAACCACACGATGCAGATAGACCTTATTCTGTTGGCCGTTAGCATACTCAGCACGCTGCGCATAGCCTGTTGATCGGCCTTTCCAGTGATAGAACCACCTCCACTGCATCAAGTGGTCATAGTCGCAGTCGTCAACAATTGCTTCCTTGCCTTGCGTCAGTGGAATCCACTTCACTACTTCAATCTCCTCGGCTTCCGCAAGACCCCGGCCGCACGCAACCACCAGGCGAGTCGATTGGGGTTCCATCGCGCCACATGGGCAGTGGCCCAGAGGCCGACACAGGCGTAGGCGGCGGCCACCCACTCCGAGCAGAAGATGGAATTGAGGTTGTCAGGATGCAGCAAGGACTCGACAAAAGACAAGCCAACGCCCGCCGAACGGATCGCCCCAAGCTTGTCGTAGGGCGTGTGGATCGTGGCCATCAGGAAGTCGGTGAGTCGCCGGTCTTCGGTCGGATAGAGCGGCCGGTAGAGCGGGTAGCGCCAGACCTTTCCCTTGTAGACTTCAACGACGTGTTCCAACTGGTGGGCTTGCGTTCCCAGGAACACTTCGCCAGTGATTTCGCAAGGCAGCCCGTCAAGTTGCGTGGACTCGAAGAGCAGCAGCCGGCCGTCGTCCGCGTGCCCGAGAACACCGACATGGCTAAGTCCCCAGAACGGTAAGCCGTAGGTGGCGATATTGACCAACGCGCTCAGCCAGCTATCGCCGCTGAACCCCACAATGTCTCCCACCTTGATCTCGTCGGGGATGAACGGGTTGTGCCGAGACAGGGACATCGTTCACCTCCCGCGAACTGTTGAGCATCGTGTGGACGTTGGCGGGCCGTCGCCGGTCGCAATGGTCTTGGTCGTCCGCCCAGCAATTCTCGCAACGGGTTTCGTTGAACATCGCTGGACGGCTGCCGCAGACTTCGCAGACGACATTCATGCGGGATTGACTTCAGGATTGCCGGCGCGTTCGACCGTTGGCAGGATTCGCATGGTGATCCGCTCAACAATCTGCTCGTAGTGCGGGATGCCCTCCAACTCGTCCACGATGATCTCAAGCATCAACCGCACCAGCGCAAAGCCCTGCTCCCGCGAAAGCGTCGCGCCGGTCTTTTGTTCCAGGGAGAAATTGTCTTTCTTCAGTCCGGCCAGCAGCCTCAGCGATCTCTCGACCTCGGGATAGGCGGCCAGAAATTCGGCGTCCGAGCGGTGGGCAAGACTCAGCCGTCGTTCCAATTGACCCAGGGCGACGACCACCTCTTCCCGGAGCGTTTTCAGCGCGTCGTTTTCCGCAAACTGGGCCAGCCGCTCGCGGTCCTGGGCCTTGGTCAAGAGGTACTGCTTCAAGCGTCGAGCAGGTGCCTGATCTTTGCCGCCGTGGACGCGGCAATAGTCTGACCCCTCTTCCGCGAAGTTCTGGCACTGGCCATCCAGGCTTGCGCCCTTGCAGCGGCGGGGGTCGGCCAGGTCGGTGACACGTTGCATTGCTCACGAACTCCTTACCTATACATGACCCTAAAAACGTCGTTTTTTTCAGGGATTCTGGCAATTTCAACGACGCGGCACTTCTGACTCGGCCGCATTTGGCGATTTCTAAGTTGAGGGACCGTGCGACGATCTATCCTTTGCCGCCGGCGCAACTGAGACGCCGGAGTCAAGGGAGTGCCGCGCCTACTGGCAGGACCGCCAAGGGACAGGACGTTTATACGCCTTGCCGCCGAGATCGACGCCCAGGCCCTCGCCGCGCTACGGCAACAGAAGTGAGGCCAGAGAGGGCCTTAGATGTCTTCGTGGCGACGGCCAGAGATGGCCAGAAGCCTCTCCGAACCGGAGCTTCCGGGCAGAGCCGTTCGGCGCTCCCTGATTCAGCCGTCCTTCTTGCCTGTGGCCGCAGTCCGCTGCTCGGTCTGCACGGCCCGCGTGGCGTCGATGATGGCTCCCAAGGCCGTGTGCCAGGTCTGGGCGTCGAGCAACCGCAACGGGGTCTGCAAGGAAGCGGCCGGGAAGGTGATGTAGACCTCCGAGCCTCGACCCGCTCGATAATTCCTGATCTCCGAGCGGATTACCAGGGCGTGCTTATCGGTGCCGCGAAAGGGGTGGGCCGTCAAGCGAATGCCCCAGTCAAAAGCCTCGCGGTCGATCATTTTCGGTTCGTCCGTGACGACTATGGACTCGGACTTTCTCGTCGGCCGGGTTCGTTTTGTAGCCATCGTTCCGTCTCGAATTCAGTGGGAAGTTAGATGCAGGTCGAGGCACGATCGGCCTCGGTAATCACCCACATTCTAACTCCTTTGGACGTGGCCGCCGAGTCCGGCAGCCTTTGCCGCCGCAGGATCGCAGTGGATGCTTGGTCCGGGTCAAAGTCGCCGGCAACACCGACTTCTCGACGCCACATTTACACCGCACGTCCACCAGAAGCGGTGCCCCCTGCGTCCCGTCTCGTCGTCGATTGTATCGGATACTCACCACCTCAAGAGTCCCGAACGTGTCACCGACCTTCATCGTTTTTCTCCCGCGTCCCGGAGGGCGTCACAAAGGGCCAGCAGATCGTCAAGCCATTCGATCTCCGCTTCCCATTCCTCGGCCGCTCTGCTCGTGGTGTCCCCTAGTTGCACGCCACAAGCTGTCGATTCGTGATGTTCCCCAGCAAATCCTTGCCCAGATAGCGGTCGATCAGCCGCCAGACCATCATGTGGGTGAAGACGCCGCCCTCTTTGCAGCGCTTCGTCGGCCGCGTCTTGAACCCCTGACCATTGAGCCAGGTCACAATCTGATCGAGCGTCTGGCCTTCCTCTCGCCGCCGCTTGATCTCGGGCACGAGCACTTGCTGGTAGCGGTTCTGCGCTTTCTGGGCATTGGCGACCGCCCCCAAGGGTTGCGCCTTCCTGATACCCCGCAGTTGCTCGCGTCCGTCCCAATGACCGAGCCGGGCGGAACCCAGCAGCGTGCCCTTCGCTTTCGCTGCAGCCAGAGCCGCCCTCGTCCGATCCGAGATCATCCTGGCCTCAGCCTGGGCGACGACCGCCATGATGCCAACGGTCAGTTCGCTGGCATCAGGAAGATCGCAGAAGACCAAGGGAAGGCCGGAGTCGCGCAGGGTGAGGAGGAAAACGGCATTGCGGGCGAGCCGATCCAGCTTGGCGACCACCAGCGTCGAGTTGGTCAGCCGGGCGTGGTGGATCGCCTCTCGCAACGTCGGCCGCGCCGCCTTCTTGCCCGTCTCGACTTCCACGTACTCGGCAATCAGGGTTGCCCCGTGAGCCAACACCAACTGGCGGACCATTTCCTTCTGGGCTTCGAGGCCAAGGCCACTCTTGCCCTGCCGCTTCGTGCTCACGCGGTAGTAGGCGACGATCTTGACGAGCTTCTTGTTCACAGGTGCGATCTCCAGTTGTTCATGTCTCCGACTATCCCGAGTTTAGCATAGAAGGCATGAAAGTCAAGCGAAAACCACAAGATCACCTGCTCGATGCCCTTGGAATCGGTCCCGGCTGCCAGAAATCAGCCGAAGAAGAGCCACGTCATTGGTAGCCGAATCGCTTGCGGAATTCGGGATCGTTCCGCTTCACCGCCAGGGCGGTGAACACGGCGTTGGACGTGGTGGCCCCGGAGATCGCCCGCTTCCACTGCTCGACCATGTACCGGGTCACGCTCCAGTAGTAGGCGACCGTCAATTCGTCCTCCTCACACACGGCCCGCACCAAATCGCCGCAGAGGACCGGCAGCAGCGCCTCCTGCCGACCTTTCTTGTAGTCGGTCGCCGGCCAGGGGATCGGCGATTCGCTGAAGCCCCTCACCGTCACGTCGCCTCGGCGCTCGTCGTGCAGCACCGCGCCGACGTGGACCTGGGGGGCGCGGTAGGGGCCGGCACGCCAAGGGAACTGGTCGGGCGGCGGGAACCTCGCCGCCATCGTCGCTCGGGTCTCGGCCTTTCGCTTCGCTTTCATAATCGTTCCAAGCTGCGGCCGCGCTTCTTCCCTCCCTTTGGCCCGGTCCCCGGATTGACCTTGCTCCCCTGAGTCCGCTTCTTGATGTTGCCGAGCCATTCCTTGCCCAGGTAGCGGTCGATCAGCCGCCACACGGCGGTCTGAGTGAAGGGCTTGCCAGCCGTGGTCTTACGACCCTGCCCGTTCAGCCAGTCCATGATCTCGGGCAGCGTCTCGCCCCGCTCCCGCCGGGCCTTGATCTCCGGCATCAGAAAGGCGTAGGTGTTCTTGGTCACCTCGCGTTTCTTCTTGGCCGCCGCCGCGATGGCTTTCTTCGTTCCCCGCAAATGCTCGCGGCCGTCCCAGTGGCCGGGACGGGCGCAACCGAGTTTCACGCCGCGCGCCTTTGCCGCCGCCAGGGCGGTCTTGGCCCGGTCGCTGACCTTGCGGGTTTCTTCCTGAGCCACGCTTGCCATAATGTGGATGGTCCGGCGGTTGACCTCGTGGTCATCCAGGCAAACAAAATCAACATGGCTTTCCAGCAACAGGTGGGTGAAGGGGACGTTCCGCGACAGCCGGCCCAAGTGAGCAATCACTAACACGGCGTCAGACCGAATTGCATGTTCGACGGCTTTGGCGAACTCCGGCCGGTCGCCACGCTTGTTCTCCCGGTCGGTGTAAGCGGCAAGCAGCCGCCCGCCGTTGTGGCTGATAAAACGCCTGGCTTCGAGCGACTGAGTGGCAAGCTCAACGCTGGAGCAGCTTTTCTTGGGCCAAACGCGATAATAGGCAACATACCGCTTCATGGGATTCTCGCTTCGTTCGTTACAACCGATTGATGCTACATGAGTCTCTATGCTCAGCCTCAACTTCCTCTACCTCAACCTTACTTCAAGCTTACACGACATCCGACCAGAATTCAATCTATCGCTCACTTGCATTTCTTCAGAGTCAGTCTATGATTGGCAGTTAAGAAGCCGGTTTATGATTGGCAGTCAAGGAGCCGAGCGATTATGACCGACCCGATCAGCCCCATGCTCCGCCTGTTCCGCGACGGAGTGAAATGCTACCAGCCCGCGGTCCAGGGCCTTGCCCCTGAATCGGGCGACCCCCAAGTCTCGCGCGACAACGTTCAGCGGATGATCGACGCCGGCCTGGTACTGGCCGATTTCATGGTGAGGCCGACCGGCGTGCTGGTCGTGTTTGCGACCGGCGAGCAGTATTACGCCCCTGGCCTTCGCGTCGGGTCCGCCAACTTGGCGACCGAGGCCCTGGCCCACTTCGCCGCCAAGGCCGGTTTCGGCCCAGAAGCAGAACTCCTGGTGTTCTATCGAGACCTGCCTGAGACCTACAAAGGCAAACTGCCGGACCTGAGACCCGACCCGCGGATCGACGGCCAGTACGTTTACCCCGGCCCGAACCCCTCCTCTGGTAAGAGACCTTCTTGAAGCCCTTGGCCGGTCCCTTTGACCACAAAAGCCAAAGGACTGATTCCAAGGACCGATTCGGTCCTTTCAAGGACTGATTGTTCTTGATGCTAAGTCTATGGCATCGAGAAGGTTACGTCACAAAACAGCCTTTGACGCGGCAGGCTCGCCCTATTCTCACATATATGCGCTCTGATTAAATGCGCTAACTACGTTGTACTACTGTGATAATAAGGAATTGGTCCTGATTGGTCCTTCCGTCGGCGCAGTTTCAGCATAACATATTGGTACGCTTTGAGTTGCGGCGCAAAACGCTCGATCTGCGAAAGGACTGATTATTATGCCTCCTCCGGGGGAAGCAGCCGCGTCCACTGTGTTAAGTACCTTTCTCGTCAACGTGATCTTTTGATCCCTCCCGCCTGCCCCTCCTCTGGACGGCACGAGTTTTGGGCCTGGACTGCCGCGTCAGACCCCAGCCGCGATCACCGCCGACAGACGAAGGAGCGGCCGGTTGTGCCGACTTTGCCGGTCGAACTGGTTGTGATGAATTTGACCCCACCCGGCCCCTGCCCGTTGGCGAACATGGCAGCATTGTAGCTGCAATCGTCATAAACCATTGCATGGCAACTGGTTATCATTGCAATCGTTCAACGTCGATTGACTTGATAAGTCGGCACATGCGGCCCAGACGGGCTGGAAGCGTGCCGATCATGCCGGCCTTGACGAGCTTGGCGGTCGTGCCGTGTTGCAAGGTTGCAACTAGATACCTAGTTGTAACCTTGCAACACTAACCGTGCGCGCTAACCGCGCGTGAAAATTGCGCCGGTTTACCTGCTCGATTCACAGATAGCGGATTCCAGATTCACAATGCTACGGTGGCATAGCAACGGAGAATCGAGAAGGTTTGGCGCTTGCCCGGTCAAGATCGGTTGCCCGGTCAAGATCGGTTGCCGACGTGCTGCCCTGTTGCCGACGTGCTGCCCTGTTGCCGACGTGCTGCCCGGTTGCCGACGTGCTGCCCGGTTGCCGACGTGCTGCCCGGTTGCCGACGTGCTGCCCGGTTGCCGACGTGCTGCCCGGTTGCCGACGTGCTGCCGACGTGCTGCCGACGTGCTGCCCGGTCAAGATCGGTTGCCGACGTGCTGCCCGGTCAACTCTCTTCTACATGCGGCGCAATCACGGCGCGCCGGAAGCGCGCCGCATTGTCCGCACATGCTTTACCTTCTCGATTCCTGATTGCTGATTCTCGATTCTAACGGCCGATCGGCAAGGGGTTCCGTCAAGACCGATCGGCAACCCCACAACGCCACAACCCCGCAAGGGAGCAACAGGGCAACAGGGCAACGGAGAACCGAGAAGGTTTGGCGCTTGCCCTGCCGACAACGGCAACGGGCAGGGAGCAACAGGGCAACGGCGCGCGCGGCGCAATAGAAAAGGGCAGGGGTGATTGCCCTTGCCCTTGCGATTCCGCGCGGATTGTTCTAGCTTCTCGGCGCGCCCCGATTAGACTGGAATGTGGCGCGCCCTGTTAGGCCCCGATGCTGGCAAGTTGCGCCTTGGAGGGTTGCCAGTCTTTAGGCGGGAACTTGTGCGGAGAATCCGCGGACAGCGCGGACATAACTTCGCCCATGAACTTGCCGTATTCGGCATTGCGCCGGTATCCGTTCCATCGGCCGCGCAGTTTGGCGACAAGGGCGGAATCGAGCCAACCCTTGCTCCCCCAGCAAACGGTTTCGATAAGGGGAATCCGGTCAATCCAAGGGATGTTGTGCTTGTCGGCAATGCGATTGAACCGAGACACGTCAAACAAAGGTTGCTTCTTCATTGCTGTTGCTCCAAGGTGAGAATTGAAACTTGCGACCACATTGCAACTATTCCCTGCTGCCGACACATAGCAAACGGTATTCATTGAAACCGGCCGATTCTCACAGAATTACGTCGATTCTTGCCGCAAACTGCGCACAACGGAGTTCCTGCGCACAATGGAGTTCCTGCGCCCTATCGCTATGTCCGCTTGCCCATCGGGAAGCGCGCTAAAGCCCGCGGCGATGCGCCTCTAACCGTGAAGAAAAGTGGCCCCAGAGAAACCGGCGCAGGAATTCTTGGGGCAGCGATTGAGCCCAAACCGCGCGGCGCATCGCTGAGCGCGCGCGGATCGTGCGTGGCGCTTGATCGAGACGAGCGGTGCCGAGTGGATGGCGGCAGGCTGACTCTCAAGAAGATGAGCGATTACGTTTCGGTTGCTGCCACGTTTCCCGCCGGCGCTCGTGCCTGCATATTCCGCGGCGTGACAGACAAATGGCAATCAGTCGGCTCTCTCCGACACCTGCCAGCGCGATGATCGGGAAAACGTCCACGACGACAGCGGCGTGAGGAAGCCCGCGGACAGGCGGCCCAAAGCCGCGGGCTACTGACTGGCGCGCCATTGCCCCTGCGATCGTTGAGGCTCGGCGTTTGGCAGGCTAGTCATGGACGGCAGAAGGCGGCCATTAGCGATCGCCCCTCAGCTCGACTGGGCAGTCTGGCACGACCGGCGCGCCAGCGATCCCGCCAAGGTTTGCCGCCGCGGTCGGCCGTCGCTCACGCGGCTAGCTGGCGGTCGGGACGCGCGATGATCTGCCGGCGGCCCATCCCTGATCGGTGCCTGAAGGCAAAGGCGTTTGGCCGAGCGAATGACCTCGAAAAAACGTGCTGAGCGCGCGAAAGACAGCCAAAATCGCGGCACGATGCGCGAAAGGCCGCCGAAATAGACCCCCTATGGCCCGATCAGCGGCACGCGGGGGCCAGGTGGAGGCCGAGATACGCACAGAGCTTGGCGGCCGTCGCCAAGGAGATGCCACGCTCGCCGCGGAGGAAGCGATTGAGCACTGGCTGAGGCACGCCGGAGTCCTTGGCAACCCGGTACTCGGTCAGCCCGCTGTTGGAAATCGCCCTGAGAAGTTCGTCGATGACGTTCGCTCGCATGGTTATACCTCGTTGCTGGTCTTTCTTCACCATGCCACGCGGTATGCGTATGTCAAGCGGCATGGGTCCAAAGCCGTCAGTTTTGGAAACGTTCACGTCCACTGATGGCGATTGTGCGGCCCGATACGCGCGTCGGCACACCCCACCCCCAACCTGCCCGACGCTTGGACGCTTGGACGCCAATGGTAGCGTCAATGAGGGGCAAGGACGGCCAGACCTGCCCGACGCTTGGCGGCCTGGAAAGGAATCGACTGGGAGTCCAAGGATCGGGCAGGTTTGGACAGTCTGCCCGCCCGTGGAACCGGCGCAATCCCGGCGCTTTCCTGTTCTATTTCTGCGTACCTGTTTCCGACCCGGCGCAAACCCGGCGCGCCGTGAGAGACCGGCCACATCGCACAACTGGTCAATGTTGGCGTAATAGGCGCGATAACCTGCGAGAATCGTCGTTTACAGGATCGGATCGAATTGGCCGGCGAGGGGCTGCGCAGCCAACGGCCAATGGTCCGTCAGCGTCTTGCCCGTGGGCACTCAAAACAATACTGCGCAAACCCTTTCCATCGGGACTCGGGCCGAGCTGCCTGGAACGCACACGTAGTCGCCCGGATGAGAGCACGATCCACGACTGCTTTGCGGTTCCTCCTCCAAGCCTGGGGGCCTCAAGCGCATCCCGTTGCGGAAGGGAATCCATCGGCGTCCAGACGCACCACTTCCCTTTCTCGTTGGAAATGACAAACGGGCAGTAGTATGTGAACCCGGATTATTCACCAACATGTTGGACGTTGTGATTTTCTGACTGGTGAACGAATTGGGGGACGCGAGCGTGCGACGAGGACACAATCCCCCCTTTCCCCCCAACCCGCGCGAGCAGCCGTGGGTAGCGAAGTTCGGATTGGGCGATTCTCATTCGCGGATGACCCTCGTGAGGAAGGCATGTTTTGGGGGTGGCATGAAGGGGCGGTAGGCAGGACGACGCGGGGCGGGAAAACGCGACGGCAATTGCCATCGCCCGAGACGAGCAACCAACCGCTCCCAAAGCGGAACCACGGCCACGGCCAAATCGAGAATCACGCGACCAGCCTGCTTGACGATCCGCCCGCCCGCCTTGAGCACCGACTTCTGAAACCGCCCCAAATCCCAGCAGGCCCCGCCGCCGTCTTCCATTTCGCACCGTAGCATGTTCGCCAGGTTGAACGCCAAAAGGGACAACAGCAACGTGGCTTCGTTTGACTCGAACTCTTGCGAGGAAAGCTTCGGGCCGATCCACTGGCGGAACTCGCCCAACCGATCCTCGAACGTGCCACGCTGGCGATAACGCTCCAACCGCTCTTCTGCCGGTCGCTGTTCCTCGGAATAACTCGTGACCAGAAAGAAGTAATCGGGTTCGAGGAACAGTT